ATTCATCAGTATTAGCAGATATTTCAACTAATTCTTGAGAACTATTAAACAGATTTGATTTTTCAAAAGTAAATGTATCACTTGAATCATTATAGAATGCCAATTCAGTGACCTGAATGTCATCATTGTTTGGATTTACAATTTGGACTAAAAATCTTGAGTATTCTTCGCCAATAAACAAATCAACATATTGATCCAATGGAGATAGAGAATTTGAGAATTGTGAACTTATATCATCTATTTTTAATACTCTATTTGTTCTACACTCAATATAATCTGCTAATTTTTTATTTTTTAATTTTAAAAATTTTGATTTATTATCAACAACATCAACATCTAAAGTCAAATCATAATTATTAATTGTATCTACTCTCTTTTCTTCTAAAATATCAAAAATACTTATGCTATCAACTGTTGATGATCCGACAGAAACATTAGATGTAGATAGTACCTCGGTGTCGGCAAAATTCTTAAGACCGCTGGTGTGTAACAGACGATTTACTGGATTGATTAGATTTTCAAATTCAATCGGACTCTTTACAGTATAAGATAAAGACTGGTAGTAGTCATTATCTGGAAGAACCTGATAATCTTCGTCTAATTTTCCAATATTATCTGACCAACCGTAATCTTGTCTCAGTGAATAATTAACGTTGAATCTTCCATAGTTGTCAACTATATCATTGATTGTGGCAATAGATCCGCTTACAGAACCCTTAATAGTCTCATTAAACCGTAACTTGTAAGTACCATAAACTTTAATGTAATCGCTACTACTTTCAGTTACTAAAAGATCGATAATTACAAACTGACCATTTGATAATACAAGTAGGTTTTCTCCTACTTGGAAAATAGAAGATTCTTGTGTAACTCTAAATCTTGGATAATCATCATATTTAACTATGGACGCATATGAATTTTGTGACGTTTTAGCAATTCCAGGATTTGTGCTAAGTCCAGATAGATTAAACTCAACTTCAGCTGGGTTTGTATTTCTATAATCAGTTACAGTAAAGAATTGGTAGTCATAATTTGTGGAATTAAATCCATCGCCAGTGGTGTCATACTGTTGAATCCCTTCAACAAAAATTTTCTCACCAACATTAAATGTTGAGGTGCTGAATCCAGAAATAGGTGTGACTAAAACGCAAGTTACAATTCCACTTGATGATGAATATACAGTTCTTACAGTAACTCCATTACTATTATTGATGGCAACAATAGACTGCTCGGTTGCACCAAGTCCTTTTGGAGACTCAATAATATTAACATCTACAATTGATGTTCCATTCAGAGATGCTTGTAATATTCCTGTGGTAACTTGATCCCCAGTTTCTGGATTGACAATAATAAGATCTGGAGCAGATGTATAATTTCTACCACCATACGAAACTTCAATATTAGTAATCGTATCTGAATTAATTAAAGATACTACTGGAGATACAAATGCTTCTGGTCTCAAAGTTTTATCAGATGAGTATTCAAATCCAGGATCTATAATCCTAACACTATCAATTCTGTTAATATTTCTGGATTGTGGTAAAATCTTAGCATTAAGTCCTTGAGTAGAAGCAATACTTACAAAAGTTGGAAGTTTTTTATATCCAAATCCACCAAACGTAATTTGGAACTTATCAACACCACCTCTAGCGGTGGTTGAATTTGTAGAATACTCCAATACATCTGTATTTGAAACACTATATGTTAAAGATTCTGGTATCTCTCTTAGTGAAAGATTAAATGAGGTAGTTCCAACACCAAATACCTTATAGGTTCCATTATACTTACTATCAACATAAGTTATTTTGGAATAATTTGATACATCAGTATCGGATGTACTAATGAATCCAGATCTTTCAATATTGTAGAACAAATTAGATGGATTATTAGAAGAGTAATTTAATGTTAGAGAAGCATTTGTAGAAACGCCTATTGTTCCAACACCACTAATAATAAATGAATCCGTGCTTCCTGTAGAAACAAATTCATTTTTAAACTCTAAATCATAGAATAACTTAAACTTACTACCTACCAATGAAGAATCGGTAAGATCAAAAACTAGATTATTATTTTTTGTTACAAATAATTCTGGATTAATTGGAGATAGTTGATGGTTTGACCCACCTGTTGAACCCAAACTTACAATAGTTGGTGGATAGTTGATAGCATCATAATAAGTTTGAGTTAATTGGATATTGTTATCATCTATTCGGTAAACAAAATATTCACCTGTCCCAAGACCACTTGAAACTAAATTAGAGTCATAAAATACTTTATCACCTGTTTTTAATCTGTGAGAACTAATTGTAATTTTATTGTTAGTTAAATCAACGGCCGATGAAGAAAATCCAACAGGATTGATTAGAATTTTATTTCTAGAAGAACTATATTTAACAATCACTGCAGATGATGTTCCTACACCAACAGATTCATTTGCGTTTACAGTTAATGTAATTGAATCGCCATTTGTTAAAGAATGTGCTGTTGAGACGGAAACTCTAGCATTAATTTTTTGGAGCGTTCCAGTTACTTGAGTATCGTTTGATTCAAGTAAATAGTCAAACTCATTAGATCCATTATTTACAAAGAATAAACCATTAGTACTTGTAGTAAGTCCAACTTGAGTTACAATTCCAATATAGTCTCTTGACTTATTGATTATGTAAACTGTCTGACTATTTCCACTACTTGGCAGATTAAAGGTTGTTCCACCAGAAGAATTTGATACGGTCAGCGCAAGTCCAACTGATGGTTTGGTAAGAGTGACCGCCTGATTTGTTCTAAATGGATGATTTGGTAAATAAATGCTTTGCGATGGAATTGAAACTACTTCAAGTAATTCACCTTTGGTGTAGTTTACAGAAGTACCAATTCCTACAATTGTACCAACACCAACTGTTTCTCTTGGATTGAAGTAATATCTATCATCAACTTTAGACTCAAAATAGTCAGATTTTACTGGTAACGTTAGATAACTTGGAATTAAATCTACATATGTTGACGCAGTATGAGCAGATCCAGATACCCCCCTCTTAACTCTTATGATATTCTTGTCTGCAAACTTATTAAGAACAAAAAGTCTTTCAGTTCCTATTCCAATGCTACTGCCGATTGAAATAGAATTTGGAATATTGGATAAGTAAACATCAGTTACAACACCAGCAGTAGCATTGGAAGATATTTCTTTGTAAACTACTGTTCTAACAGTGTTGACTCCAATAATATGAGAACCAGTTAAAGATTTTATTGATGTTGAAAGACCCGATACTACAACTCCATCACCACTAAGTAAAGAGTGTGATGTTGAGATGTAAGCAGAAACTTGATTTGGATTATCCCAAATAAAGATTACATTACTGTATCCCTCAACAGTTGTTTGAATACTAGTGATATCCTTACCAGTTATGCTGCTAACATAGGCACTTAGACCACCACCATTCGTTCCATCATTATCAAATTCAACAGAATCTCCTATTTTATATTCGCTACCAGACTCAATAATTTGGAATGATTCAACAGATCCTTTAGTTACGGAATCAACAATTGCTGTTTGATCAACATATTCATTTGATTCAACAATAAAATCATTATCCGCATATGTATCAGATACTTTATATGGGAAGGTATTTCTAATTAAATTTGAACTATTAAAGTCAAATGTGCTCTGATCAATAATAAAGTTTTCATTTACTGGATTTGATCTGTAAGAATTTCCTATAAAATAAGGATATTTTGGATCTAAAGTTCCAGTAGATGTATTTGTGCTTATACCAACAAAGTAAGCATAAACTCCATCTGGATAATCTGGAGTTTTACAATATCTACCATTATTTTCATCTAGATCACCCGAATCTGTAAATGAATAGTCTTCAACAAAAAATCCTACAGCAAATGCAGAGGGTCTATCAATTACATTAGAAGAACTGGAAGAATATCCAGTTTGTAAAAGTCGTATACCAGAATTCTCATTAGATGGGTTGCTATATCCATAAGGACCATAAATTGGATTTCCATCATATGCCCACCCAATAATTGGTGAGTGATCTAATCCACTATCATCAAAATAATTTTTACCAATGTTTGTAGAGTATCCTACAAAAGAATATTTCAATTGATCGTTAGACTGGACTAGTTTTTCAAATCCATATCTAGCAAAATTATTAATTGATAATCCTCTAATTTTTGGTTCAATAATCGCCCCAGATCCAGGAGCAGTCACCTTAATTGTAGTTTTGTCTAATGTATAGTTTACACCAGAATTAAGAACAATAATTTCTGAAATATATCCATTTTGAACAATTGCTCTCAACTTCGCCCCAATACCATCACCTTGTACCTCAAGATCTGGAGCAGCATTATACTCAGATCCTCTACTTTGAATTTCAGCAGAAACAATTCTGCCATTATTAATGATTGGTTTTAATTGACCATTCTTACCATTTTTGATGGTTACAGATGGTTTCTTTTGAAGATTTAAAATATCAGATCCATATCCAGATCCACCCTCATAAACATAAGCATCAACGATTGATCCACGTACAACTGGTGTTGCTGTTATAACACCAGAAGTTCCAGAATACTCAACATTAATATTGACTTGAATTTGAGGGTACTCAAAATTATGATAACCAGATCCAGTAGATGCTAATTTGATATAATTTTTACGAGTATAATTAGATGTTACAGTTCCACCAATCCCAGCATCTGATAATCTAAATGCGTTATCATTTAATTTAATAACATAGTATTGATTTATTGTAGAGAGACCAGATATTGTAGTTCCTGTGCTAGAATAAACAACTTTTTCACCGTCACCAAATCCATGATTAGCAAAATTAACAGATGAGTCTATTGTAGATATTCCTACAGGTTTTACAATTAGTTTTCTGTTTTGATATCCACTTCCTGGATTAATTACTTTGACAGACTGTAAAGTATTTTTATCATCATAAATTCTAAATTTATGAACTCCAATATTACTTGCCGTCGTAAATCCTACCGTATTAATTCCAACATAATAGTCGGAAAAAGTTTGATGTAATTTTATAGATGTTGGGTTAACAATTGATGCGTAATATACAGATCCACTCTGTAGAGTCTTATTCTGATCAGTGTTTAAACCACCAAAAGTACCAATGCTTACTGGATTGTTTCCATTTTTATTATAAACAATCGCTTGACCATTTGATAGATTGTGATTATTAATAAAGGTTATAGTTTCGTTAGTAACATCTATTCCACCAGATTCTGTGTTCAGTCTGGCATCAAAAGATAGTTCCCTATATCTTTTTCCAATAATAGGTTGTAGTACAACTCCGCTGCCATTTCCACCAGTTACAGTTATTGATACCACATTATCAATATCAAAGTCTTGTGGATCAACATAAACTGCTGTTACGATACCACTAATAACAGGACGAACTAAACATGTAGTACCAGACCCTGGATTTGAAATTTGAATGGTGGGTGGATTAATTACATCATAATTTAATCCACTGTTTAATATTTCTACATTTTCTATTGGACCATAATAAATTTGATCATCGGATTTGTAGTTTGTAATTTCAACACCGTTGATTAGCATCCCAACTGGTCCAGGAACAGTTTCTACACCATATCCCGATTCAATGTTTGGATTTATTGGAAACTTTTTAAGTAATTTTTGTGGTCCTATTTTTTTACCACTATTTTCCAATAATGTAAACGTATGACTACCAGTTCCAGACGAGAGTGGTTCAAATTCAATATAATCATCAATAGGTATAAAAGATCTTGATGAATAAAGTCTAATTTGGTTCTTATTAGTTAATACCTTTACATAATAAATTCCTTCAGAGAGACCCGTAATATCAGTTGTTTGTGGAGAATAATAAACGGCATCACCGGTGATGAAAGGTACATCACTATCAAACGATAGAATGGAGTACTTTAAAGTTGAAGCATCATATCCCTGGATTCTTGATCCAGTTGCTTCAACTAAAGTTGCTTTAGAAATATTCTTAGTTATTTCATAAGATGGTAAAGAGTTTGAGGCAATGTAAAAATATTGATCAGAATCATTGTAAACATTTTGAACATCTGAAGTAATTACATTATTACCATAAACAATTTCTGCACCAGAACTAATAGACTTGTTTAGATTTCTTCTGATATCATAGGAAAGTCCAACTACTGGGGCAAATCCCGCCAAATTATCAAGTAAAATTTCTTTTGTTAATGGGTTAATGTTTTTTACAATAGCACCACTAACAACTACATTTTGTGTTCCTCTTACTAAAACATCTATGTTATCATTTTCCTTTAAACTTGATTTATCAATTTCAGAATACAGAGTGTAAGAAGATCCAGAGATCTCTTTAATTTGATATCTAGATGATGTATTATAAATCCAAGAATTTGAAAAAATTTGTTTTTTGGTTTTATCTTCTTCTGGATTTAGAATTTTTTCACCAAGATTTTTTACAAAAATTCTTTCACCTTCTGAAGTTAATTTAATATCAGAAGTTGGGACAAATTCAGATAAAACTCCAGTAATTCTGAGCTCTACTTTTTTAGTTAAATCTCCATTTTCATAACCATAAATTGTTTCGTCCGACCTTAAATCGGAAGACGAACTAATAGCAGAAGATATTCCACTACAATTTAAAAATTGGTTGATTGTTTTATCAGTATATGTGATACTATTACCACTGGAGATAACGTTTCCTGATGTACTAAAACCAATTGTTGAATCAACTGTGATTACAGAGGAACCAACTGAAACAGTTCCTATTACCTTGGTTTTTCCTGGGATAATAAATGTACCTTCAATTAAGTCCTTTTCATCAAATCCGACAAATAATCCTAATTTGTAATATGTCCTTCCTTTTCTACTAATAATTTCAACTTCAGACACTGAAGCTTGAGTATTTACGTCAGTTGATTTTCTAATTGTTTGTCCAACTAGATTATTTGGATCTCCAGAAATTCTTTCTGCAAGTACGATTTCTCTTCTAATAAACTGAGCAGAAGATGGTTTTAAAAGATATTGCTCAAGATCAATTACCTTTGGTGTAACTCCATACAAAACATTAAAAAGAATTCTAAAAGATTCTTCTGTTCCTTTTGATTGGTAAAATGCCTTAGATTCCTTAATAAAATTACTTACATCTAAATTAGATACAAAATCAACGTTTTCTAATCCAGGAGTAAGAGTGTACTTAATTTTTTTATAAAATTCTTTTAAAAATAAAGAACTTAGATTGGAAACAATTTTACCAGAAGTATGTGATGTTGCTGAAGAAGTTGAAAAAACTAATTCACCTGGAGCATTATCAGCATGATAAGATGTAATTCCACTAAATCCGCGAACACATCCGATAAAAGTATTAGTTGTTACTCCAGTGTAGGTAATGATCTCATCATCAATCTTAAAGAGTCCATATTGATTTGGAAACCCTTTAGTGCTATCTACTTGAATTGATGAACTTGTGCTAGTAATACCAACAGATAGAAACGTCTGACCAGTAATTACTTCAGGTGTTAAATTATCTAATCTTAAATATTGATCTAAATTATCTACAATATCAACCGTTCCACCAGAAAATTCCTGTGAAATATAATATTGCTTTAAAAATTCTGATGCCTTTGGACTCTCTGATAAAATATATTCTGGAAGTTGATTTTCAACAATCTGTTGTATTTGTACTCTTGTTTCAAACCCTGTTGCTATCATCTTATATCCTCTTTAGTTCCCCGTTTAGATAGTTTGAAGTTACCTTAAACCCAATGCCAGATATTTGTTCCCCAGAAGAAATTGTATCTTTAATCATATTTATGGTACTATCCGCAACACTAAAACTTAGATATAGATCTTTAAGTCCAATAACATCGTTGGATTCTGGGTATGCTTGAACTTGAATTATATTATTAGTTAAGTCTGTAGCAGTTATGTTGATGGTAGTTAAAAGTATTTCTCCAGTCGTATAGTCAATTGTTCCAGCAGATTTGATGACGACAATATTATCAATACCATTTGGATTTGGTTTAACAATTGAAACATCTCCCATACCACTACCATCTAGATTTCCATTAACATCTTTCTTAGGAACATCCGTTAGGTATACAGTGTCTGCTTCTCCAGAAATTCTAAATCCAGTGCTCTTAATATTAAATCCTTTTGAATTAATATGGAACTGATTTCCAAAGCAAAGTTCGTATTGGGCAAAGTCATTTACAGCAGCTTTTAGATTTCTTCTGATAATAACTCTGGTAATATTAGATGTAATCGCAGTATCAACATCATCAATAATTCTTACTAACTTACTGTACTTAAATCTACCACCAAACTTATTGACATCTGTTGATGATGAATAAGTTGTAAGAGCATTGGTCACTCTGGTTTTTAGATCATTTACATTAGAAACCTTAGGTGAATCATAATAGACTGCAGAGTCTATCTCTACATAAAGAACCTTGAGATCAATAATTGACTGGTTAATTCCTGTAAGAGAATAATTCTTAAGTTTATTTAAAATTTGTTGCTTGTCAAAGTCAGAAACATAATCACCATTCTTTGGTTTAATGCTGATTAAAACGGTTCCAAACTGAGGTGGGTCTAGTTCTTCTCCACCAACAACTGAAACTGATTCTGTGTTTGGATAGATTTGTTGAATAATAGATTCATAATCTCTTCCCGTTACTGCTCTATACTGTGATGAATACAGACGGGGGGCAAAATATTTGATGGAATCAATACTTTCAATCTCCCCACCATTGGATGATG